TCCAGTTACGTTAACAGGTAGTTCGGTTCCCCAAGCGCCTTCATCCCATGCGCCTCGACCCCACCCGTTAATATTGGCCATCAGCTAAGATCCGCTTTTGCGCTTTCTAAATACGCTTTGATATGCGTTAATTCTTCTCGCACCGGACCTGTTATATAGTCGAGCAACAAGATCGAATCTATTTTCGCAATCGCCGCCTCTATATTTTCAAGTGTAGTCATATGCTAGTCCTGTGCTACTAGCATTATAACTAATAAAACGCAACTAGGAAGCTACTCCCTGAAACTTGCGATTTAAGATCTTGACGACTTTGTTTGGTGAGAAGTCTTCGTAACCTGCGTGCGTGTTGGCAACCTGCTTTGCAATGCGTCTGGCACCGAGGCCACGTTGCTTACACTTTTGTATGGTTTTTATAACAGCTTGCTCTTCAGGTATCTCTACCAGTTTTTTGCGCGTCTTCATACGGTTACCTTGTGGCAGTCGTTCTTCTTCAAATTCAAAGCCAAAGGGTGCGGAGCCACCGATTGAGTAACCACGTTGCGCCCAAGCAATCTTGCCTTCTGCAAATTTCTTTTTGGTGTTTTCAAACTCCATCTCAGCAACAGCTGACAAAACCATCAACATAATCTGGTTTACCAGCGAGTTCATGTCGTACTTAGACTCTAGACCTTTTGCGGCCATCTCTTTGGGATAGACCACCGGCATGTCGTTGAATTGTTCGCACAGATATAAAGTCACGCCGCTTTCTTCCAGATGCGGAATCGTTTGCAGTAGATCGTTACAGCTACGTGATAGCCTGTCGATCCGAGTAGCAATCACGATGTCATACTCATCAATCACATCGGTCATGGCCCGACACTGCTCACGCTCCATGATCGGCACGGTCCCAGATACGCCAGCATCTATAAACCACTCAGTAACATCCCGGTTAAATTTATCGCGCACAAACTCAGAGATCAGCTCTTGCTGGGTATCGATAGAGATCCCGTTCTCAGCTTGCTCGGTGGTGGATACACGGCAATAGCCGTAGATGTTGCGAATTTGTTTTTTTGGATTGCTCACTTTGCACCTCCGACGAATCCATATTTGGTTAGCTCTTCATGCATGCGCTGCCAGTCAATATCGAGAGGACGACGGCCCTCAGCATAATCGCCCAACAACAGCTGCCCATCTTTGAGCAGCTGCACTGAACGCCAGTTACGTGGCGCACCATCAAGCTGGATATCAATATTATGCTTGAGGCAGGTACGGCGCACGCGATTATAAAAACGCTTTTTGTCGGTGACCATTACACCACCTCCTTATCAGTAACCTTCCAGACCGCTTTCACTCGGTGCAAACGATCATCGTCTATCCAATCGAGCCACTGCCCGTCCTTGAATACAGCTACGTGTCTTCTGATCTTCACCAAGTAAGTCCCTCCGCGTTCCGTAAGTTTGCTAGACAACGACTTGATAGTTTTAAAGTCACTTAGATATGGACTAAATTTTAGATCTGCATGTTGCTCAAACAATGGCATCCAAATTTTTTTGTTCATGCCACGCCCGTCTTTTCTGCCAGCCGCCTTGCAAATATTAAAAGCCTCGTCGTATGTAAAACCGCCAATGTTTGCTAAGGCCCTGACTGAGCAATCGTTGCGGTCCACGGACCTTGAATATATTTCTGTGTTGTTCATTTTTTTCTCCGGTTTCGTGAATCAATATGACCATTATGCACATTCCGTGTCGATGTGCAAGTATGTATGTAAATTTGCACATATTATTTTTTTTGTGTATATTGCACCTATGAGATTAAGAGTAAAAGGCACCACCTTCCATGGTCAGTACATGGGCCGGGATACCAAAACCGGGAAGGTGAGATTTTTGGACGAGGAGCTGGGTAGGGTAAAACTATACCCGGCTTCTAAGTTAGTTAAGGCATACGACAAATAGGAGGAAGTATGGGTGACGTAATATACGGAGTGTTCGATAACTCAATGTGGGAGCTGCACGTACATGTGCGGATCAATGGCGAGGAAGGTTACTACCGACACGTTAGGTGTCGGGATGAGCATTTCCCGCAGTTGATTAGTCGCAAGGTTAACGACTTTGATAAACAGCAAAAAAACTACCGAGTCTACCTGGACGGTGAGCTAGTGCATCAAACCAATTACAGATGATCGAATGGTTTTTCTATATCTTCCTAGTCGGCATGGTCGCTTTACAGCTGGCTGTGCTGGCTTGGATATGGAAGGATCATTGATTATGTGAGCGCAGCCGTTGCTGTCGGATCCACTCTAGATATTCTTTTTTAGTCTTACGCTTTTGCTGCTGTTGTTGTCTTCTGGCCATGAGGACATAGATTTATATGGCCAAAGATAAGACTCCAGACCTATCTACTTCACCACCTTGCGCAAAGTTTGTGCCTTGTGTCTTGTTCAGATACTTAGCTAGGTCTTCTATTAGCCTGTCGGTTACTGGCTCGACCATGGGTTCCATGGCTAAAGATCCGACCTTCTGTTGTCGCGTCAGCGGTTTACCTGCGACAGTGGTTTTCTGTGCCATACGCGCAAAATTTTGCGGGAACATGATTTCGGGCGGCACCCCTCTACCGGGTAAGCCACCAAGATAGTCCCCCGGTATTACTGTGTCATAGCTTAAGTGAAAAGGATCCGCAAANGTCGGCTTAGTTGGATCTGCTTTGAATATGCTGTATCCAGTTTCCGCAGGATTAAAAGTACCNTTNGGTCCTCTAGGCAATCTTAAAGCTGGGTCCGTTACAGTTTGTAAAACATCTTCGTATACGGGAAAGCCCATGTTTTGCCATCTTGGTTTTTTCATCTCTTCGATGACAGCTTTACGAATGTTGCCAGAGCTAACACTGCTTGATATTTCACCTGTAAGCTGTCCTACAAGATCAGGGCTATTTAAACCAACAAAATCTTTGATGCCCGGATTGGCTGGTGTCCCTTTCTTCACAGCACTGTTAAACGCTGCAATTTGTTTCTTTGGAATCTTCAGGTAATCAAGCTGTCCAACCATCGATAACACTACCGGGGTGGAGAAGTTTATACCTTCACGGCCCATGGCTGTGTACACGCCTAATGGCGCCATACCAGTTTCATCGGCAGCTTGGATGATGTTCATTTGTTTTTGGTTGGCTGCACCTTGCATCGATGCCCAGCCTTTGCCTTTGCCAGACATGTATAACGGGTATCCGGGGCCACCTTGTACAGCTACAGGGAAGCTCAATGGTACGCCCTTAATGTCAGTCAAAGCTCCGATACCAGATCGATCACCGGCTACAGGCACTAAACTGTAACCATACAAATCATTGGGATCTAAAATTGTTCTCTCAGCGGATACAAGATCTTGTATCTTGCCAGCGGCTCTAGCTTCTTCACGGCGTTTAAATGCCGGTGTTTTTAGGTTCTCTGTGTATCTTTTTGCTCTAGCTCGATTCAAAGAATCCGTGACTGGCTTTGACGTATCTGGGTCTATCGCTCCCACGGGCGCTTGGTTTTGTTTGAAATTTTGTACCAGGTCATCTTTGTTTGCGACTTTTGGCGGTGTGGGTGGACCATCAACAGAGAACACTGGCCTAATGTTATCTGGATCGAATATGTTACTTTCGATCAGATTGCCTTGTTTATCGAAACGCCTTACACCATCAAAACCTTCCGCCTTGATTTTGGGTATATCAATTTTGGTCAGTGGGTCATAATCGATATCAAAGTAATTCAGATTTCTTTTGATGTAAACCGGCATGATGTTGGCGCCAGCTGATCGCTTTGGCTTCATGCTAGATACAATTGCACGGTTACTGGCTATCGCAGGATCCGGAGTAAAATAGATTCCTTCGCCTAGGTTCCCGGTCTTTGATGGCTCGAAACGAGTAAAAGTATCTGCTGTACCGTGATACATAATCTGGTTTGTTTCAAATCCAGCTCTGTTAGCATCTACCACTGGGTCCAGCGCTTCAATGCCGCGCTTGATCGCTTTACCACCAGCTCCGACACCTTTGGCAACGCTGCCAACAGTCGGACCAAGCACTGGACCGAACAAAGGCACCGCATACATTGCATCGCCCAGAACACCTAACCCCTGCATCGCTGCATCAAAGTATTCTCCGCGCGAAATATTTTCGCTTAGGCTTGGCATGTCCTCAGCGGCAAATGCGTCTATGAGGTCTACATCACCAGATGGCATGGCTGGCATTTCACCAGCTGCATCTATGAGTCCCGCGCCGGGAGCAAATTGTGAACCAAAGTATGCGAGCTGCGCTTTACTGGGCAGGTAGTCGAAGATATCTACGTCTTCAGCTGCCATATTATTGAGGCAGGGAGCCTATGCCTTGATCGAAGCCAGCACTGCTGTATTTTTCCAATAACGAGATTTGTTGCTCTCTAGGATCAGGGCCAATGCTTTTTAAAATTGGGAAGGTGTTTTCGTTTGCGCTTACTTGTTTAAACTGTCGCAAGAGATATTCAGATGCTCTATCGACTCCTTCTTGTTTTGTTAGATACTCGAATATGTCTTTTGCTTGGCTTAAAGTTTCAGGCGGCAGGTCTTCTACTCGAACCACAGATCTAAATATCGGGCTGAACATTATTTGCGTAAACACCTGATCAACGCCCGGAGTGCCTTCAATAGATATGCGGCTCCCAGAGTCCTCGCCGTAGTTTTGGTCTGAACGAATACTTTCTCTTGAGCGGGTAAACGGCTCGTTCATCATGGATGTTACCGGAGTCTCAAAAGGAACCTGCTGGTCCCTTACCATCTGCCTTGTTTCTTGCTCAAAAATGTCTATGTCTTCGCTTGCCATAATATCACCAGTTCTTACAGGACCAGTATGATGCCGCGAACACGTCCTTTTTCTTTTCTACCGCATCGCAGTTATGTCGCGCACGGAACGA